GGCACCCCTGATAATGTCACCTCGTCCACCTGAAATATGCCACAATCAATCAGCTTGTCATTATATCCAATATAAGCTTGAATCGTATCTCCTTCCACAGGATACCAGTCTTCGCTCCAAATTCCTGAAGTATTATCGAATTTCAACGTGCATTCGTCACTGGCACCTTCTTCATGGTCCGTATAACTAATACTTGAAAGATATTTTTCTACCGTTGTAGCAATATCCTTGTTATTCCATATTATTTTTACAACCGGCTTCATTGCTAGTTCTTCCATGGTGCCAATTTCGTTATTATCAATGCCGAATCAGTATTCTCAACAATGGGAACTATTAAAGTTGTTCCGTAGGGTAATATAGGATCAATTGGAACGCCTGGATTAGCATCAACCAATGTCTTTATACCTTTCATACTGCCATAGTATAAGTTGGCCAAATAACCCCACGTTTGACCTTGCGAACATATATGATTAATAGACTTACTCATAAATACTTTTTAAGCAGGTTTCTTTCTATTAATCTTAGTGATACCAAAGGCCACGTAATAAAAACTGTTTTTATTAATCTTAGTAGGATTAATAAAATTACGGGTGAAAAGATAAATATTATCACTGCAACTATAAAATACACTATTATAAGTATCATATTCCTCCCTCCCTGCTTCCAATTACCGCCGCAAATGGTGTACTTGCTATATTGAGTGCATATACACCGGAACTTAGTAATTCACCGTTATTCATTAAATCAGCATAATCCTGCAAACTGTCCGCTCCCAATATAGCACCTGGAATGCTGTTTATCTGTTCAGTGGCTATTTGTATTCTTGAAGCCAGTATCTTTATATTCGTCAATGTACCTGTTGCCTGGTTAAGGGCCATATGTACCTGCGTTGAGCCTCGCTGTATCATTTTACGGGCATTATCTATCTTTGAAGTTGCCACATTAAAATTATCAATTGCACTCTGAGCACTCTGTTGTAACCGATTTAATTTTCCGGCTGACATTTGTCCCTTTGCTATTTGTGTACTAATCTGTTTTGAAATATCAGTTCCATGTTTAATCGAAGTTACTATCAATACCATTGGCGTTTTAATAACTGTCAATGGAAGAGTGGCAACCGGGTTACTGTTTACAAAAGCTTTCCCTGTTTGTTTAACCAACGATTCAGTCGTGTTATACTCTAATAACCGCAACGTTGCTGAAATATCCGTTATATATCCGTCCGGTAATGCGTTTACAATATCTTCCTGAATAGAGGTAATCACAAACTTCCCGTAATTCTTTCCAGTTCCGTCAACCAGGTTCGATACTACTCCGCGGGTCCTGATTGAGTGCAATGCTTCCATTTCACTTTTAGGAGTACAAAATTCCGAACTTAAAAAAATACCCAGTTCAATTTCTTCCAACTTCTCACCGACATTCTGAACTACCGGTTTACTTCCTATAATTGCGATCTGCCCGTAAAGAGTCTCCCTTGAACGATTCCATGATTGAGGTAACTTAATACCTTCGAATTTATATGTGCCTAGCTGGAGAAACATGTATATTATAAAGCTTGGTATGATATTCTTTGATTATTTCCTGCTATTTTTTTTAAAAATTGCTCAAATTCTTTTTGATTATCTTTCAATAATTTCATAAAATCAGCCTTATCTGTCAAACTTCCACCATTCAAATGAATAACTGGAGCATAATGAATAACTGGAGCATTTGAGTTAACAGTACTATTTGTAGCAACTGTTTTGACTGTATCTCTTTTATTAGTTGAGTGTATTTGAACAACCTTTGATTCTTTATGCGCTTGTACGGTTGCTTTTTCCTTGTCTTTTACAATCGCTTTTTCTTGTGCAAGTATCTTTGAAAAGGTAGGTTTTATATTTTGAGTTAACTTAACTGTTTTCTTCATTGCATTTTCAGCAGCAGAATATCCGGATAAGTCCTTAACTCCTTTTAAAGCTTCTTTACCGGCTGCTGCAAACTTACCTTTGAATAATAATCCAATAGCCCTTCCCATTGAACCCAATCCGGATATGATGCCTTTAATCCTGTCAAGTACGTATTCTTTTAATATGTTTCCAAATCCCTTCACAACTGCCCAGGTAGTCTTTACCGCTGCCCTGAATCCTTCAAACTTTTTCCATGCCAATACCAATCCTGCTACCAATGCAACAATACCAATAACTACCCACGTGATTGGATTTGCAAGTAATGCAGCCGTGAATGCCCATACACTTGAAGTTGTTATGGCCGTCCACATAGCAGATACTTTTTGAGCCGCTGCTAATGCATAATATTGAATTTTGAAAAGCAACATGGAGTTTTTAGCTAGACTCATTGCTTTTGAAACCGTTCCAACAAACTTAATTACCGTTCCTGAAACAACATTAAATGCCCCCATAACAATAAGTAGCCCCGCAATTACTGACGCTACTTTTACTAAAGTTGAAAATAAATCTTGATTTCTTTTTATCCAGTTTCCAAATTTATCAGCTAACTTTGATATTTTATCAGCTAACTTTATAGCTGTTGGAAGTGTGGAAATGGCTATTTGATTTTTTAATCCGTCAAGTTGAAGTTTTGTATTGGCTACTGAAGCTCTGTATTTACCAAATGCTGCTATATTTTCACGTGATAAATATGCATTTGATTTTCTGAATTTATTTCCTAAATCCTCAATTGCTTTACCTCCTTTATTGAGCATTGGAATCATATCCTTTCCGGATTTACCAAATGCCAACATGGCTAATGCAACCTTTGTAGGTCCGTCCTTTGCATTTTTATATTTATCGGAAAGTTCCTGTATTACTTTTGCAGTCGTTTTTAGTTTACCGTTACTATCTTTTGCGCTGACACCCATCATAGACATGATTTTTTGAGAAGCCTTTTCTCCATGTGCTGCCAATACCATAGTTTTAGAAAGCTTTCCCATACCGACTTGAAATTGTTCTACACTTACATTACTTCTCTTTGCAGCATAGCTTAATTTTTGAAATTCTTCAGTTGATAATCCTATTTTTTGAGAGGTGAACTGTACTTCTTTTGCTTTTTCATTTACTGCATTGAAATTTGCGAATAAAGCACCGGCTATTGCTGTTCCAGCTGCCATCATAACGGCTCCAGACTTCTGTAATGAACCTCCAATTGCTTTTGATCTCTTTTGAAAATTACTCATAGATTTGAATGACTTTCCCATGGCTTGGTCAACAATACGGGACATTTTGTCCGTTGCCGATAGAATTAAACCAAGTTTCATAACGTCTGCCATACTTTATTTTCTATGTAAATTTGCAAGTCAACAAAAATAAACCTCTTAATTTGTTATTCTGATTAAGTTTGATTTGAGTTTGATTTGAGTTTTTGCAATATTAAAAAAGCCACCGGTTAAAGTGGCTTAATTATTCTTTGGCAAATCCCAGTATAATGACTTCTTTTGGTGAGTTTTGTACGTTTAATTCCAGTTTATATTGTTCGGCTGCGCTATCCAAACATTTATAATAAAATTCAACGTCATACTTTAATACTTCATTTATTCCCGATCCGGTATAGTGTGCTAAAAAAATAACATCGTCAATCGGGATTATGCGTTTTTTGGTGATTTCTTCCCTCCATAATCAGACATATCACCGTCGTTAATGAAAGTGATCACTTCAAGAATCTCTTCATCGTCGAAACTGTTTATTAAATCTTCATAAACAACAGGAAGGTCATTTATTCTAACACTTGAAAGTTGTTTTCTAAAATTTTCTTCAGCATCGTTGGTTGAATTAACTTTTTTGTCAGTGGCAACTTCTTTTGCTTGTAATTTCATGATATATTCAACCGTTTTCTTTCCGCTCTGAACAATCATATCGAGTTTAATTTTCTTATCAAACGAACATAAATGAGTACGCTTTATAGTACCTTCGTTTATTTTTCTTTTAAAATATTTTTCTTCGGGCATAGTATTTTTATTTAATTTATTAGGATTAAAAACCATTCCGGACATTGTGCCGGAATGGTTTATCTTATCTGTGAAAATCAATCTTTAATCTGTGAAAATCAAATTCCAAGATTTTGTTTATAAGCAGCCAACTGATCAACTCCGTCAATTCGGAATATGTTGTTGATGATATCCAATTCTACAATGGCACGCCCGTTCACTTCTTCTTTGATATACGAAATATCAAATTTAGTTGACAGGTCCGTATCTTCTTTGGCCTTGAATGCTCCCAGTCCATGATTGTTTGAGGTACCACGCAAATAAACAACAACAGGTTGTTCGTCTGTTACGTCTCCATTGGTGTACACGGTCTTGTTACTCCTTACCATTAGTTCAATGGCCTTACGCGGGTTCGCACACGCAACTTGTACGTCATTGTCCGGATAATTCCACTTAATGGTTGCTTCCAGTGCGTCGACTCCATTGAAAAACTTCAACGAGCCAATCAAACCAAGAGCCTTGTATTCAGATTTTGAAAACTGAATTTCAGGTAATGACACTTCAGACGCTTGTCCGTGTGTCGACGTTCCGTTAATATAAACGTTAGCGTCCTGTACTTTTGATATTACTAAGCTCATGATTATTTCAGATTAGAAAGTAATGAAGTATCAATGTAATTGTCGAAGGTGATCCGTTCACCTGGTGTTGGGAACATGTACACGGTTGTAAATACTACATGTCCGTTTGCAAGTTCTTCAGTTGAATTCTTTGCAGGATCGTATGTACATTGGCTACCTTCCAGTAAAGCCTTACGCGCAATAAGTCCGTTAAAATAATTATTCACAGTCTGACGCACCAGGTCAATATAAGCCTGGATAATTGGCTTGTCAATATATGGCAACATGGCCAGTTCAATTGATTCGTCTACAATATCCTTTGTTCTTTGTCCACACTCGAAAGTCAATGCTCCGGTTTCAGTTGGAAACGAAGAGTTACGGTTTCCCCATAACCTGAAATCAGCACCATAGTTATTAAATACGGTTGTAATTCCGGAAGCATTTAATAAGTTCGTTTCTGTTGTCGGATCATTAATAGCTGCTGTCAGTTCCGTTTCAAGTCCGGTGATTCCGTCAATGGTATTATTCGAGGAACTTACCCAGAATCCTCCACCTGCTGTTTCACTTGTTGCATCTACTTTTGCCCGTATTGCAGCCGCATATGTAGATAGTGGAACTACTGTACCTGTACTGTTTTTAAGTCCGGGATAATAAAGCATGGCACGGGTTGAAGTAGATGCCCAAAGTCCCGCAGTAATACGCAACGCTATTGCTCCGCTGACAGTAGTGCCCGTTGGAGCGTCCAGATAAGCACAACCCCTGAACTGATTAGCTGAAGTTGTCAATGCTGCTGCAACACCTGACAAGCCGGTAAATCGAGGTGCAATAAACACCTTGGCATTAAATCCGAACTGACTGAATGCAGTTTCAAAACATTTAAGCCCTGTACGAACTCCGTCAGTGACTGAACCTGTAAAATCAGCAGCTACCGGTGTAGGTGTTCCGGTCCCAACTGAAACTACTAACACTGTTGCACCTGTTTTCTTTGTGATCGACCGGATAATAGCTAATGCTTCCGGAATGGTACCCAACAAACCAAACTGAGTGTCGTCCTTTTCAGTAGCACACAATATCAGTTTATCAGTATCTCCGGTTGCAGCAGTTCCAATCAATCCTATAACAGCAGTCTTCACCGTGTTTACAAGTGCTATTTGTGGTGAGGTAATTGTTTCAACCCCATGTAAAAAAGTATCACTCATTTTATTTTTTGGATTTTTGTTTAATAACATATCCCTTTTTTACAAGGGATTTTACATAACTTGTGTCTGGCAGTTCTATCGTTTCACCTTTATCGAAAATATAATCTTTTCCATTATCAGTAAATGATATAATACCATGTTGATTTGTGTACTTATCCATTGGTATCAATTTTTTTGAAAGTTGGGACCACCGG